ATGGCCTCTCCCAGCATCCCGATGACGTCCACGCCCCGGTCCTGGAAGATGTTCAAAAACTCCAGCGTTGCCTTCCCGCTGCTGTTCATCCGGCTCATGGCCCGGGCCATCTCGGTCATGTCGGAGGCGGTCACCCCTACGGCGCTGCCTGCGTCGCCGATGGCCTCCATCAGCGAGAGCATCCGCTCCGGGCTGTCCCCGAAGCCGGTTGCCAGCGCCCTGGACATAGCCGTCAGATCCGCATATTCCATGGGCGTCTCCGCCGCCATGACGCGCAAATCGGAGAGATACCGGTCTCCCACGCCCGCCCCGAGCAGCCGGTTGAAGGCGATGGCGTCCAGTTCGCGCTGGGCAGCTGTAGAGGACCCGCTGGACAGGCTCTCCTCAGCCGCCGATTGGGACTGCTCGTAGAGCTGCTGGTAATAGCTCTTAAACGCCTCGTCCCGGCTCTCAAAGGCCTGCGCGCCTCCCTGGGCCAGCCCGATAGCGCCCCCGACCGCCGCGCCGATGGCTGTGCCGACCGGCCCGGCCAGAGAACCCATGGCCGCCCCGGAGATGGCCCCGGAAAGGCCGGAAGAGATGATGCTCCCGGCCTCATTGCCGAACGCGGAGCCGATCAGGGTATTTGCCACCTCCAGGGCCGCGTCCCCCGCCATCTGCCCCAGCCCTGCCTTGCCCAGGCCCTCCAGGACGGAAGCGCTCCCTGAGCGGTTTGCCCGGTTGTCCATCCTGCTGAAGGCTCCGGAGACGTCCTGGATATCCTTCTCGGCCTGCCTTGCCGCCTTGCTGGTCAGGTCCAGCTGCCGCCGGACATTCTCATAATTTTGGGTTGCCCGCTCAAAATCCGCCAGGGCGGCCTCCCTGTCTGCGTCTGAGGCGGCGTCGCCCAGCTCCTCAAACGCCCTTTTCGTCCGCTCCAGCTCATTTTTTGCCTGTTTCAGGTCAAAGTTCTTCAGCCGGAACCGGGTATTGTCAAGGACATCCAGCTTCTGCTGCAGCTGTGTAATATCCCCCCGGAAAGAATTAACTGAGTTCTTCATCCCCACAACGGACTGGGACAGATTGTCCGTAACGCTGAAGGCAACGCTGGCGTCGGTCTTTTGCGCCATCAGATTTCTCCATCCTTTCGTCTCTTGTGGTCTATCAGCAGCGCGCAGACCAGGATGCGCTCCCCGGGCGGCAGCCGGAAATAGGCCCCCGGGAAAATACCGTGGTCAACCAGCAGCCGCTCTGCAACAGCCAGATCCGCGCGCCTGGTCAGTTTTTTTCCAGTTCCTCCACCGCTCCCGCCAGGGCCGCTCCGTCCAGATCCTCCTCCGGGAGCTCTACGACGCTCCCGGTGCCGTACCCGTTCAGGCGGTCGATCACCCGGCAGAGCTTTTCCACCTCGCCCATCCGCAGCAGCTTCTTCAGGGCGTCCACAGGCGTGGCGCATCCCATCTTATCGCGGTACCACGCTTCGCTGCGCAGCTCCGGGTGGTTGGCCGCCGCCGCCAGAATGAGATGGATTTGGGCGTCCTGCTCCCGCCGGATGCGGATCAGCTTGTCATAAGGAAGCTCACGGACCTCCAGATCCAGCCCGAGCCGGGGCAGGCTCACGCGGGCCTGCTCCGGCTCCGGATCCGGCAAATCCAGCAGGTTTGCAATGACGCTCCGACCTTCCCATTTCTCCGCCATCACTGCACCTCAATCTGGTCCAGGAACTCATACCGGCTGAAGGTGAATGGCGCGGTAACGCGCCCCACTGTAGCCGCCTGCCAGTCGGCCAGCGTCAAATCGTCAAAGCTGACGTTGTACACCGCCACCCGCTCCGCGCCCCAGCTGTCCGGATCCCGGAGTTTGGAGATGATGGTAAACCGGCGGTCCACCCCGTCCTGCAAGCCGCTCTGCCTCTGGGAAAAACCGCTGTCCACGTGGTACAGCGTCAGGCTGCCCGTTCCGTTGCCGCTGGTGGCCTTGGTGTCGGACATGAACTGCCCGCACAGGTTGATGGTCTCCTTGTTCTTGTTCACCTTGAGCTGGCAGGCGGTGCATTCGGCGATCTTCTCGCCGTCCAGCCAGATTTCCCCATAAGTCCCGTTTATGACTCTCTTCGCGCTGTCAATGGTTTTGCTCATGGCTGCACGCCCCCCTTAAAGGTTGTTAAAGATCACCTGGAAGTCCTCCATAGCATCCACCAGGCGGCCGCCCGCCTTGATGAACACCCAGCTTC